AAGAAGGATGAGTGGGTTGCTTCGGAATAACAAAGGTAATTCATTAGCTGAGTTTGCTGTTACACTGGCTCTCATGGCTACTTTGGCTTCTACTGCCGCTCCTGCTTTTAGTCGTATCGGTGAAGGGGCTAAAGCGAAACAGACAAAAAGAAACTTAGATAAGATAGTCAGAGCATCAGAGATATGGTACAATCAGCAAGTAGAGTTATATGGAATGGGTAGGTTTCCTAGTCAAGATCATAGAACAAGTAATGTTGGTGAAGTAGTAGATGCTAATAATAATAGAAGGATTGAGGCAGAGGAATTAGATGGAGCTGTATTTGTTTCAGTATGGAATGATACATCCTTTCTACATTTATTTGATAATGATACAATTAAAAGTCCTTATCAAGAAGGTGATTATAAGTTTGCTATTGTTGGTGGCTCAGGCACTGGTAATGATATAGTTTCTCCAATCTTTATAGTTGTAGATGTTGAAAACACAGAAGATTTCTTTACTTATTATAAGCCGTGAAAAAGAACGAATTAGTATTAATAGGTGGTTGGATAGCTTTGTTATTAAGTGTATTACTAATTGCAATTACATTATCTGGTTGTGATGGTGGTTGGTCAGTTGCTGGATGGGAAATTAAGTGAGTGAGAAACCGAAGACATATCGGTCATATGGGATGGCAAAAATTGATGACAACTTTCGTATTTCTCTCAATATTAAGTGGCTTGGGCAAATTATTTTTGGAGTTACTCTCATTGTGCTGGGCTACTTACGTATTGAAAATAGAATTGCAGAGCTTGAGCGAAGAGTGGAACTCTCTGATACCAACATTGAAGAACTTGTCAGTAAGCACATAGCTGAAGAAGAAGTTAAAATTGCACAAATGGAAGAACAGTTAGATTGGTATCAAAAAGAATTAAATCTTAATCCACTAAGTTGGGGTAAGAAGAAAAGGAAAAAGAAATGACTTCTGATATTATAACATTAATACAAGAGTTAGGATTTCCAGTTGCTATTAGTGTTGGATTAGCCTTTGCTTTATATAGTGTAGTAAGATTTATTTTAAAAGAAAAGGTAGAAGATACTTTAAAAAGATTTGATGAAAAACATGAGAACTTACAACATAGGTTAGATATAATTATGGATGAATTAGGTAAGTTAAAAAAATGGAATGCAGAGATAAAATCTGATTTAAAAATTTATATTGATTTAGCAATGAGGGATAAATAATGCCGATGCCATTTCATTGTATTGAGTGTGATAAACCTGTTAATATTCCAATGAATGGTTTATGTGATGATTGTAAAGCAAAAGATGAGGAGGAATAATGGATTTCTTAGCAGTATATAGCGAAGCTGGAATGATTGGAGTTGTTGGTGCAATGTTTATTTATATGGTGTACTCTATGAATAGAAGAGGTAATGAACAAGCTGAATCACTACAAAATCTTAAAATAGAAAATAAAGGTCAATCAGAAAATATTCAAAATATTGAGAGTATTTTATTAAAACTTCTAGATAGATGGAATAAATCAGATGAAACAAGAGACAGGAGACATGAAAAATTAGTTGAAGAAGTAAATGATTTATCAGATATACTAATGGAAGTAAAGGGAAATCTTAGTAGAATAAATGGAAAAAGTTAATGCTAAAAGACAAATGGAGTGCAATAATTATCTCGTGGTTGGTGGCGATATTTATCCTGATACCACTAAGACAAGTGTCTCCAGTAATATTCAATTCAGTATGTGCGATACTTCTATGGGTAGCAATATACAGATTATATTTAAGGAAGGGTAATGGATAGTTTAAAAGTTACTGGAATAAGTACAGGTTTAGGTTTAGCATATTGGACAGATATTATATCAGGAGTTTTAATGTGTGTTATGTTTGCAATACAAATTTATTATTTATATTTAAAAACAAAGAAGATTAAGGAGTCTTAAATGGAATGGTTAAATTGGGAAAATGCAGCTTACTTGATGGTAATAATACTTGGCGCTGCGGGCACTATGGTAGCTACAAAGTATCGCATAGTAGTCAAAGAGTTAAAAGAAGTAGCTGCTAAGTATCATGAAGCATCTAAGGATGGTAAAATTACGAAAGCAGAACAACAAGCTATTGCTAAAGAATGTATGGATGTGATGATGGCAGTAGTTAAAATGGTCTGGAAATTTTAATGCCTCGTTTTGGTAAACGCTCTAAACAACGATTAAAAGGCGTTGATGCTAAGTTAGTCAATGTACTTAATGAACTTGTTAAGATAATGGATGTTACTATTATTGAGGGATTAAGGTCTCAGGAAAGACAAGATGTATTAGTGGCAAAAGGCGCAAGTAAAACAAGATACTCTAAACATATTCAGGGTAAAGCTGTTGACCTTGCACCGTATCCCATTGATTGGGAAGACAGAGAACGATTTCATTATATGGGTGGAATGGTTCGTGGTATAGGACAACAACTTAATGTCAATATACGCTGGGGCGGAGACTGGGATAGTGATGGCGAAATTAAAGATAATAGCTTCGATGATTTAGTTCATGTGGAGATTAAATAATGGCTAAACAAATGTATTCAATGCGTAACTTTTCAGGTGGAATAAATAATGATATGGATGGCAGGGATATAAAAGAAAATGAATTTGTGCATATGCAGGGATTTATGACAGACCAGAATGGAGCATTAAGACCTGTAATTACATCTGCTGCTCATGATGGTTTAGTTAATGAAAAATCATTAGGTACTGACAATATTCCTGCTGTATTAGAAGGTAGTGGTGGATATAACTTAGGTTATTTTGAAACTGATAGTATATTAGCTAGCGCTGCTACTGTAACTGGTACAATGATTTTTAATGATGGTGGTAGAGTAACATTTTCTACATCTGTTACTGACCCTCAAGAAGAAACAACTGAGCCACCGGGATAATATAATATGGGAATACCAGCGGGACAATGGATAAGGCATAATACATCTGGAACAACTCAATTTGCTTCTTTTGATGTTGGTGATGTTATAAAAATTACTAATAGTGATGAGAATAATGGTATTTATACTATTAATTCTATTACTGATGATAGTACTTATTCTTATATGGGACTTACTGGCCCATCTATTAGTGATGACGGCAGTGATGCTGGAGTTGTAATTACTGATATATCTTCTAAAGGTAATAGAGTAGTTTGTCTTGGAGATGAAGATACTGGTGAGGTAGATATATGGTCTTATAGTGATGCTACTGATGAAGATGGTAGTTTTGCAGTATCTCCTGTTGTTGGGACTAATGGATGGTCTACAACAGCAATTAAACCTGTTTTAAGTGGTAGTAATGCTAATTTTATATTTACACAAGTAGATGATACTATTAGAGTATGTGATACTAATCAAGCTAATGCAAGTTCTATAAAATGGTATGGATATTTAGCTCATAGAGCATTTGGGCCAAAAGGTGGTACTTTTGGTGGATATGAAGAACATCCTAATATTTTACAAAAACCATCTAGGGGTGGTAAAGTAACAACTGCATATGGAGCTGAAGAATCGTATGGAGTAGAAAATGATGGCGGTACTGCTTTAACTGATAAATTTGATATTCGTAGATGGTTAAAAGTTGGTATAAATACTTCAGCTACAGATAAAGCAGCTAATTTTACAGATAATAAAATACAACCTGCTACAGATGGAGATGGATTAAGTATTGCTACTAATGTACCAATGGGTATTGTTATTGGTATGGGTCAAGATGATGATAATGATAAATCAACATCAATAGGAGCTGAAAGATTTTTGGTAAGAAGTATTGATATTGTTGGAGCTGATAGTTATAATATGACTGTATATAGGGGTTATGCTGGCACATTACCTGCAGCCGTTGATGTAAGTGCTAACTCGTTTATATATCAATATGGATGTGGATTTAATTTTCTACCAGCTGAAAATGGAACTGCTGATAGTGGTACTTATATGGCAAATGTTTATGAATTTGCACAATCATTTATATATGAAAACGACCAAGAATCATTATTAAGAACAGATACAGATATGGGAGCAGCTAATACTCTTACAACTAGTAACCCATCTAGAGCGTTAGATGTTACAGTTTATGCTCATGGGCCATATCCCGGTAGAATAAAAGGTGGTAGGATATACCAAAGAATAAGCGGAACTAATCAACCTTGGTCTTTGTTAGTTGATATAAATTTTCAAAGAGGTTGTAGGACTGCATTAGATGCTCAATATATAACTTGGGCTGATGCTTCTGGAGATAGTGATGTTCCTGATGGTTGTTTTTATTGTACAGGATTAAAATCTATACATCCACAAATAGATACTTATTCAGCTTTAAATGGATTTGAACCAGATATTGATTTTATAAGTATAGGTGGTATAGGAGAAAGATATCAAACTGCTACTATAGCTGGTCGTAGAATGTTCGTTGCTAATCT